TAATATGTATGTATGGCGTGGACGGGTAAAGAAACGTTTTGGTGCACGTACTATGGATCAGACAGTACCGACTGAAGAGCAACAACGATTCACCAGATTACGTATTCTTGTTGATACTACTGATGGAGCTGGCAATGCAGCAAGTAATGTTCCCGGCACTGTGTATAAAATTGGTCAAATGTTCTCCATAGGTGAAGATATATTTACCGTAGTGGCATTGGGTAATCCAGGAGTTATGTTATCAACAAGTGCAACTGCAACAGTGTATACTTATGATACTACGACTGGGGCATTTGTATTTAATAACGCATTACCAAATACGGCCATATACTTTTATCCAGCTGAACCCGTAATGAATTTCTGGTTATATAATCAGATTGAGATTAATGATGAGCGAACAATCGCTTTTGATACACAATTCTCTTATGAGTATGTAAATGGTAGTGGATGGAATAGATCAGGAGGCGTCCCAGGTTTATGGTCTGGAACAAATAGAGATTTCTATTGGGCAACGAATTGGTTTGGCCCAACATCTGATACGTATTTCATGTTCGTGGTAAATGATGTACCAGCAGATGGTATTCAATATTTTGATGGTACTGATTGGACTTTATTGGCACCACCAGTGCTTAATGCTGCTGGTAATACACTTCTTACTGCGTTAATTGTTGTGGTATTTAAAGAACGATTAATATTTCTCAGTACCACTGAACAAATTGGACTCAACACCGTAACATTTACTAATCGATTCAGATTTTCAAATTTGGGATCACCAATAGATATTAATGCATTCAACACCGTTAATGGTGGGGGATTTGGGGAATTTCCAACAAAAGAAGCAATCATATCAGCAGAATTCCTAAAAGATAGGTTGATTGTTTTTCTTGAATCGAGCACATGGGAAATCGTATATACGGGTAACCAAATTGCTCCATTTGATGTGCAAAAGATTAATACCGAATTGGGTGTTGAATCAACTCACTCAATAATTCCGTTCGATAAAGTTATATTGGGTATGGGTAGTGTAGGTGTGCATGCATGTAATGGTCTAAATGTACAACGTATTGATGATTGGATTCCAAATACAGTATTTGATATTAGCAACATTAATGCAGGACCACAAAGAGTACAGGGAATTAGGGATTATTTTGAAGAGCTTTCTTATTGGACTTATCCATCTACTGAAGAATCATATTACGATAACAATGTATTCCCTAATCGGGTGCTCGTGTTTGATTATATCAATGGCACTTGGGCCTTTAATGATGACAGTATTACTGCCTTTGGTTATTTCTATTTGCAAGATGATATACTCGTATGGCAAAATATCACGAATACTTGGGAGGAAATGACCCAAGATTGGCAAGATGGTGAAAGTAATAATTTATTTCGAAGTACACTTGCCGGCAATCAAGAAGGGTGGACGTTCATTATACGTCCAGAATTCACTCGTAATTGTATGTCACTCCAAATTACCGATATCGCAACAACGGCAACTGAAGTGATATTGACCATAATCGATCATAATCTTCCATCGTCATCAATGATATTTATTAATGGTATTGTTGATGATGTTGGAAATCTTGAAGATTTGAATGGTACTATCAATCGTGTTGATTATGTGGATGCCAATACGGTACAGATTAACATTAATAATTTTGCTGGTGTATATCGTGGTAAAGGTACAGCTGAACGTGTAAGTGAGATCAGTATAAAGACCAAAGAGTATAACTTTTTCCCAAATGAAGGCAAATGGACATACCTTGCATATGTAGACTTTTACGTTGATCGCACTGATCATGGGCAAGTATTGGTTGAGTATTATTCATCTTCTTCTTTTAGGCAAATTGCTTCTGATGCACAACAATCTGGTGCATTACTGGGGACTAACATACTTGAAACATCTCCATATCCATCAAAACCATTTGAAGAAACACAAGAACGCTTCTGGCACCGTGTTTATCTACAGATGGATGGTGAAGTAGTGCAGTTATTTATAAAGATGAATGATGCACAATTATTTGATCCTGAAATTGTATTCTCTGAATTTACGATCAATGCGGTAATGTATTATGCACAACCAACACAAACATACCTCTAGGAGATAATATGCCAAAAGGATTATTTGTACCAACGACACCGATGTTTGATGTTGGAGATCTACAGAACATAGAGAACCTTAAAGAATTAGTGATACGACTTACTCAGTCAGTGAATAATATTTCCATCGCATTGAACCTAAAGGATACGGGATATTATGTACTTGAAGAATATGTGAATGGCCAATTATATTTCCCAAATCCAACTGTAGTGCCACTTACACAATCAGATAATACACGACAAGTATTTCGTAAGGTTATAGATTTTGGTCCACTCCCAAATGCTGGATTTAAAAGTGTACCCCATGGAATACCAATAGATGCCAACTATAGTTTTACTAGAATATACGCGACAGCCAGTGATCAAGTGGGCCTGTTCTATATACCTATACCTTTTGCATCAATTATTGCATTAGCCAATAACATACAACTAGGAGTTGATGCAGTAAATGTAACCATAGGAACGGCTGTTGATTATTCGATTCTTACAGTATGTTACGTAGTATTAGAGTACATAAAACAATAGAGGAAAATTATGCCAATAACAGAAGAACACAAAAAGGCTGCCGAAAAGAGTTTGTTCAGTATATTTGGTCTCAAGGGATTAACGCCACACGAGAAAAATAAACTATTTGCTGAAGCAGTTGCAAAACGCAGATCGGAATCAGCTGCCAATCCAGAGAAATTTAAACCAACAGCGATGTCCAAAGAACAGAAACAGCAAAAAGCTCAATATGGTACATCTTTCAAGAGTTATGCTGAGAAAAAAGCTGCTCAAGAAGCCGTTGCTAAATCGGCTAGAAAGAAACCTACATTATTCGAGGGTACTGAACCAAGTAGCGAAAATATATCTACCAGAACTCCCGAACAAGAACAGTATACAAAAGATTTACTTAAACTGCTTCAGGGTAAGTGGGAACCATTATTAAAAGAAATGTCTCAATCACCACGAACCCCAATGAATCAACAAATAGAAGATTGGTTCAGTCATATGAACAACCCAATAGTGCAGAATATGATTGGTCAAGGATATCGTACAAATCCACAGGTATTATATCCATCCGAGTTAGGTCAACATGATTCTAATAGACAACTTGATGCATTATTAAGTGGATTGGGACAACAATATGGACCCGCAGCACTTGAATATGGATATAACAAAGCATCTGAATATCTTCCACAGGCATATGATTATGCAAAAGGCATTCCAGGCCAAGTGGGTGGTGGTTTTATGGATATGCTATCTGGTTTGGCAAATAAATTTAGATCACCACAACAACCATAATAAGGAGATAATATGGATCCAGCAACGATGATGTTTGGTGCTAGTTTAGCAGCACCATATGTACCCGGAGCATTAAGAGGTATAGGTAGAGGAGTAGCACATGTTGGCGGAGGAGTTGCTAACCGACTTCAAGGCTTAGGACAGCAATATCTTCCACAGGGGGCACAGGATTTTCTTGGTGGTGCTGGTAATGCAGTTGGTGGATTATATAATGCTGTATTTAATCCAGAAGAACCAATGACACCAGAACGGCAAGCACAACAAGCATACCTCCAAAGAATTCAACAGCCATTTCAACTTGGTACTGCAGGTCGTCAACAAGACATAATGAATAACTTTAACCAAAACACATTGCCAGGTATTATGGAAAGATTTGCTGGTACAGGTATGGGTTTGCGTGGTAGCGGTCTTGGAAGAGAACTTGGTCAAGCAGGAGCAGATCTGAATACAAGACTTTTTGCTCTTGGTGAACAAAATGCATTACAAGAAGAACAACTCAATCAAGGTCGTGGCAATCAACTTGGTGGACTTCTTGGTGGCCAGCTAGATCTTGGCATGAGAGCACAACAAATGGGACAAGCGGGAACCATAGCACAACAAAATGCTGCTCTTCAACGAATGTTACAAATGGCAAACTATAATGTTGGACAACAAGAACAAGTTGGTAACCAACGGCAAAGATATGCTAATGCCATGGGTGGTTTGGGAAATCAAGCACAAGGACAACAATTTGATACAAGACATTATGCAGGTCAAAATCCACAAATTGTTGATCTGATCATGGGTATATTAGGTAATCGACGCTAGGAGACAACATGGCACAATTTTTTGGACCACAAGATCCCAATATGTATTCCGATATAGGTAATATATTAGGTGCAGGTTTAGGTGGTCTTGGACAATATGCAGTCAATGCATATCAACGACCTGAAAAGGTGAATCAACTCATACAAGGTGGTGCGACGCCAGCAGAAGCAGAAATGTTAGTAGATATGCCACCCGCACAACAAATGCAATTCTTCACACAAAGAATGAAACAGTCACGAGAAGATGCAAAACGTGGTGCGATAGGTGGTGTCTTGGGAGCAAACAAACCAGGCGCTCAAAATCAAATGGTAACGAACGAAAATAGAAGTCTTAATGGAAACCTTGAAGGACTATCAGATCGTTCAACTGAATTGACCAATAAGCAACGAAGAGATGCAGCAGCTGCTTCAGGATTGTTTGATCTTAATGAATTGGAAAAGATCGATAAGATTTTGGGTCGTGAAGAAGAATCCAAAGAAAGAAAACTTGAACGACAAGAAAATCGTACTGAGCGACAAGAAAAGTTGCAACGTAAAGATATTCATGAAACCACCAAAAAGTGGAAAGAGGAAAGCAGAAAAGCAGATCGTGATATTCATGCACTTGAAGAATTAAAGATATTAAGAGAGAATCCCGAAAAGTTTACCCCCAATATGTTACGTCGTACCATGACAAAATTCGGTCTTGGTGAATTCTTTAAGGGTAAAGAGGAGGAGGCCTATGGAAAGGTAGTTGAAGGATTAGTGTTCGAGAAGGCGGCGGAGCTAGCTTCCTCA